TCCTGAGATTGTTTAGGCGTGGTCATTTAGAAGAGCCCCAGATTATTTCAGATTTAAGATCAATCGGTATAGACGTAGATGGCAGTCAAGATCACGTAGACTTTGGCTCACACGTTTCCGGCAGTGTTGATGGCGTTATTCATCACGGAGTGCCTGCCGCTGAAAACACTAAGCATGTAGCTGAATTTAAGACGCACAGCAAAAAAAGCTTTAACGATTTATCAAAAGGCGTTCAATTATCCAAACCAATGCACTACATACAGATGCAGGTGTACATGCTTGGCTTAAAGCTAAAGAGAGCCTTGTACGTTGCGGTCTGCAAAGACGATGATCGTTTGCATACAGAGCGCATTCATTTCGACATTGATGTGGCTAAGAAGGCTGTGGCTAGAGGCAAGCGCATTGCTTTGTCTGACAGACTGCCAGAGCCCTGCACAGGCGCTAGCAAGGCTTGGTATCTTTGCAAGTTTTGTGCAGCTTACTCATTCTGTCACGAAAATGAACCCACCAAGCAAGGTAATTGCAGAACCTGCGCCCACGCTACCGCCAAAGCAGATTCAACATGGCGTTGTGAACGTCACAACTCAGACAACATTCCATTGGCATACCAGCGCACTGGCTGCGATAGCCACACCATTCACCCGGATCTGGTTCCTTATCAGCGCAAAGAGGCTGATAGCCAGTGGGAGGCGATCTATGTCATTAATGGCAAAGACGTTTTAAATGGCCAAGATGGATACAGCGGTCAAGAAATTATAGCAAACCCTGGCCTTTGTGCGAGCGGTGATGCTGACGAATTAAGAACTGCCTTTAACGGCAGAATAGTTGAATAAAAAGGAAAAATAAATGTGGATACTACCCAAAAATTACCAACTGTCCTCTCCTTATGTACAGGATATGGTGGAGTCGAAAGAGGACTTGACCTTGCCGGAGTTGAACATAGAGTCATCGCTCATGTGGAGATCGAAGCCTTCGCCATTGCGAACTTGGTTGCCAAGATGGAAAAGGGTGAGCTGGATGCCGCACCTGTGTGGTCGAATCTTAAAACCTTGCCAGTGGAGCCATTTCGAGACCGAGTTGACATCCTCACTGGCGGTTATCCGTGCCAACCCTTTAGTGCCGCAGGAAAGCGACTTGGAGAAGAAGACCCCAGACACCTCTGGCCTTACATCTGCGACATCATCCGGGCAGTTAGACCTGTTCGATGTTTCTTTGAAAATGTCGAAGGACACATTAGTCTCGGACTCCGAGAGGTCATTAGCGACTTGGAAAGTCTTGGTTACAAAGTTGCGTGGGGAATATTCTCAGCGCGTGAAGTTGGCGCTCCTCATCAGAGAAAGCGAGTCTACATTATGGCCGACAGTCACAACGGACAGCGCGAGTTCCAGAACAAAGAAATACGCTCAAGGAGGAATGCCGCTGTCGATGGCAGTGCAAACTTGGCCTACACCGACAGTTCAGGACTCGGACAAAGCAACAAAGAAGATGCGAGACAATCATCAGAACAATCTGACAGCAGTGGTTTTCGATCAGGAGTCTTTTCCAACCCCAACGGCATCGGAGGCAGAGCATTATCGGATGAGAGGCAATTCTCAGATGTCTCAATCTCTGTCGGCGAAAGCGAGGAAAGGCGAACTTCTTCCAACCCCAACAACGAGAGACTGGAAGGGCGGTTACAAGGAGGATGCACTGACACGCAAGGATGGCAAGAGCAGGAGATTCGATGCGCTACCCAACGCAGCGATTGGAGGAGTGGGGACGGACATAGTCTCTGGCCACCTGAACCCCGATTGGGTCGAGTGGTTGATGGGTGTGCCAACCGGGTGGACCGCATTAGACTTTTGGGAAACGGAGTAGTGCCTCAAACTGCTGCTAAGGCTTGGATGGTTTTATCGGAGGAATTAAATTGAACAGAGTTATCAGTTGGTTTAGCTGCGGAGCGGCTAGTGCTTATGCTACTTACCTAGCCCATGAGAAATATGGGGACAGGATGGAGGCTGTTTACTGTAGAGTAAAAGAAGAGTCTAAAGATAACATTCGCTTTCTTGATGAGTTTGTAGAAAAGACTGGAATATCTGTAAAAATTATAGGTGATGACTCTATGGACTATTCAATATTTAAAGTGTTTCACAAGCGTAAATTCATTAAAGGCCCAACTGGTGCTCCATGCACCATGATTCTTAAAAAGAATGTGCGTAAAGCTTATCAGCGTTCTGATGATGTTCAGATATTTGGCTATACGATTGATGAGATGAGTCGTGTAAATAGATTTATAGACTCAAACAACGAAGTAATAACCGACTTTATATTAGTGGATAATTTAATTACAAAACCAAATTGTATGAGTTGGTTTAGCCGCATGGGATTTACTTTACCTGAGATGTACAGATTAGGTTATGCCAATAATAATTGTATTGGCTGTATTAAAGGAGGAATGGGTTATTTTAATGCAATACGTGTGGACTTCCCTGAAGCCTTTGACAAGTTAGCAAAACTTGAAAGGGATATAGGACACGCAATAAACAAAGACAAGGAAGGTCCAGTTTATCTTGATGAACTTCATCCAAAGCGTGGAAATTTTAAACGCGATCAACCAAGCGACTGTGGATTTACCTGTGAGTGGGAGCAAACGAGGTTAGACTTATGAAACTAAGAGACTATCAGCAAAGATCCATTGATCTTTTGTACGAGTGGTTAAGAAATAACCAAGGCAACCCGTGCCTGGTTCTGCCAACGGGCAGTGGTAAAAGCCACATCGTAGCAGAGCTGTGCAAAGATGCTTTGACCCAGTGGCCAGAGACTAGGGTACTTATGTTGACCCATGTAAAGGAATTGATACAGCAGAACGCCAGCAAAATGCGTGAGCATTGGCCGGGCGCACCAATGGGAATTTACAGCGCCGGGCTTAGACAGAAAAATTTATCAGAGCCAATAACTTTTGCTGGCATTCAGTCCATCCGTAAGCGAGCAGATGAAATCGGTCACGTTGACCTAATCATTGTCGATGAGTGCCACTTAATCTCTCATAAAGAAGAAGGCGGCTACCGGGATTTGATCAATAAACTGTTTGATATTAATCCTCATCTTAGAGTCATTGGGCTAACTGCAACTCCATTTAGACTTGGTCATGGCTACATCGATGAGGATGGTGCCCTATTTGATGATCGCATTGAGCCTGTCACTATTGAAGAGCTGGTCCACAAGGGTCACCTGTCTACCATGCACAGCAAAAGCACTGAGACAAGATTGAATGTTGACGGCGTTCACAAACGAGGCGGCGAGTACATCGAGTCAGAGCTGCAAGCAGCGGTGGATAATTACGAAACCAACCACCAAGTGATTCAGGAAGTGATGAGCAGGGCAGTAGAGTGCAGGCACTGGCTTTTCTTTTGCACAGGTATCTCTCATGCCGAGAAAATTGCCCAGGGTTTAAATGATCAGGGCATCACGGCAGCGTGTGTTACTGGTAAAACGCCAGCGGGAGAACGTGCCGAAATGATTAGGCAATTCAAGGCTGGCGAGATCAGAGCACTGACTAACGCCAATGTATTAACCACTGGGTTTGATTTTCCAGACATTGATTTGATAGTGATGCTTCGGCCTACGATGTCTCCTGCCCTTTATATGCAGATGGCTGGGCGTGGGCTTAGACCCAAGGGACATGTTGACCACTGTATGGTCTTAGACTTTGCCGGCAACATTTATACTCATGGCCCTATAGTTAGAGTACGACCACCACAAAAGTCAGGCAGCGGCACAGGCGAAGCCCCAGTGAAAGTGTGTGACGATTGTCATGAGATTGTTCACATCTCTGTGATGATCTGCCCAGCCTGTGGCCACGAATTTCCAGAAAGCGATAACAAGCCGCTTATGCAGCTGCGTGATGACTGCATCATGGGATCTGACACAGAGTTCAAGATGCAAGTAGCAAGCTGGGATTGGTCCGAGTACACAAGCCGAGCTGGCAATGACATGCTCAAAGCTACTTATTTCGGACCCTCTCTCAGCGATAAGCCGATCAGCGAATACTTCTGCGTATTGCACAGCGGGTACGCAGGTCAGAGGGCGGTAGGAGAGATTCAAAACA